CTTGTTTAATTACTATTTTCCCTAGCAGTATTCCAGCTTCTGCAATATGTGTTGGGACAGTTAATGGAGCAGGAGATGCCTCTGCCTGTGCAGACGTGTTGTATTGCACTTGAGGATATAGGAGAGAAATTGTAAAAGAGCTATCTGTTAATTCTCCATAAATCCATATATTACAATACTTTCCATTTGTTATTGTTTGTAAACTTGTTTGAGTGATGTCATTCCATTGAGTAACTGAATATTGAGTGAGGTCCGTCTCTTGCCAACCTGTGCCAGCGTTATACCAATAGCCCTCTATAATTCCTGACACAGCCGTATCAATTCCTCCGAAATCTACATCGTTCAAACCAACCCACAATTTACCTTGTGTAACTGCTATATTTCTAGTCCCTGAAACAATTAACATCAAACCTCCAATACTTTCATCTCTTCTTATAAGCCCGAAACCTCTTAAAGCCTGCATTATATTTGTCATACCGTCTGTAACCCACCAAGGAGCATTTATAACATATAATTCATCTGTTCCATTGATATTCTCATTGATTACTCTACCTAGAGGGAATTCTGTATCCATATTCCAATCGTAAGTAGTTCTAGCTACTACTCTCGGAGTGCCTGCGTTATATTCAACTCCAATATATCTGTTTGAAGATGAAGGGATTTGTATATTACTTGGTGCTGGCCAGTCAAAAAATAAGACCTGAGCGTTATCATCATCAGTTGCTTTAATAAACCCTGTTCCCCCTGTTACAGCTACATATCCCCCAGTTGCATCTGTTAAAACTCCTCCTGTCTTTCTACCCGCAGAAACCACGGAATTAAAGAAGTCATTTTCTGTTGAATAAGTTGGAGTGCCTAAACTCTGTTGAGGAAATTTAATATTATAAAAAGAAGGAGTGCCATTTATTACACTTTCGGGTGTAGTTTGGTCTAAAGATAAATATAATCCTGCATGGTCTCCCCAACCATAAGCAGTATCCCAATCCGTTATATTTAAATTCCCTCCTGTTATATCACCAGAAGTTGTTAAATCCTCTGCCCCTAAATCTACCGTTGTTGTTGCTCCAGTATAAGGAACTAAGCCTGAAATATCGGTTACTGCAACTGGAGAAGGAACGTCTAAGCGTGAGAAAGTGTCATCTTCGACACTTAAGGTAATAGTTGGGTCGAGTCCTGTTCCTGTCTTGATAACTGCTACTACGAACTTAATTCTCATCGTAGTAGGAATCAATAATGCATCTCCCCATATATTAGTAGAATATTCCGCATCTAATTCGGTAAGTGGTATAGAAATGCTAGAAGTCCTTAAGAGAACTGGATTTGCACCATCTACATCTGTTGTATAAATATATCCTCTTAGTTGCACAGGTTTTGCAGTGCTTGATGTTTTAGCTGTAAAATAGAAGAATCTTGAACCGTCTATAACCCTATAAGCCAAAGTGGCTACGTCTGTGATAAAAGAAGCCAATACTGTTTCTCCGTCTACTGCTACCCCAGTTATGGTCTGCACTCCTCCTGGAGGTAGAGTTGTTGTAGCAATATACATTCCAGCAACATCTGAAGCTGTCTTAGTGAAGAAAAATGACTTCATTCCTCCTGAAGCTAGAGAATCAACATACTTTTTATCTACCAATTCGTTATCAGCTGTTATATTTCTAGTTGCTTCTAGTAAAGGGATTCCATTTATAATTGTCTGTTGACTTGTTTGGTCTAAATGAACTGACAGAGGGTCTGTTTCACTGAATAGCGGAGGGGTATCAATTAACCACTGACTGAATATAGGGTCGCTTTCTGAATACAAAGGAGGGGTAGCAATAAGCCATGCATTGAAATCTGGGTCAACCTCTGCGAATAAAGGAGGTGTGTCTATTAGCCATTGTGAAAAAATAGGGTCAGATTCCGTATACAACGGTGGAGTATCGCTTAACCATTGTGTGAATACAGGGTCGGTTTCATTAGCTGGAATTAATGTCGCGGGGTCCGTAAATTCTAGTCCGTCAGGAGTTGCATTTACTGTAACTAAAAATCCTCCCGCAGATGTATATGCACTTGGCACATCTGTAAGCTCTATAAAAGCTTCCCCTCCTCCTGCGGTTATTTCTGTCCAATCTCCTACTATAGTTGGCACACTGTATGTTGAATTTAATCGCCATGTTTTATTTGTATCAACTTGGTATACAAGCATTCCTACAGCCAGCCTTCCCGCTGTTATTGCCAATCTTTCGGTCACATCTGCAACAACTCGATACCCACCATACCCATAAATGTCTTTGTGTGTTGCGTAAATATCTCCCGTTGAAAACGGAACTATTGGAGCTAATACATTTGTGCCTATGATATTTGTCATATCTTATTTATTAAAATATCTCCCAAGTTATTGACGAACTACTTGTTTTTGAATTCGTCCTCAAAATAATATAATTTTCTGTGTGCCCACTTGAATTTGTCAGGCTTACAACTGTTTCTGTGTAATCGTTATAATCTATACCCCCTATTTTTGTTCCTGTTGGACTCCCTAAAACTGCTGGGTATACAATATATAAATAATTATCCCCTCCATCAACACTAGCGTCAAATAGTTTTGATACTACTCTTGATGTAACAAATAAATTACTCTGTGGTGCAATATTTGTTATGATATCTGCCCCTGTTGTGTATTCATCACTCGAAACCCCCATATATCTCTTTGATTGAAAATAAATTGTCGAAGTAAGACTTGAGGTATTTGTGTCGTCCCCCACACAACTTATGGTATATGTTGTGGTTGTTGTTAAAGCCCCTGCAACAACGGCTAAAGACCTATTACCAACTGCTTGTGCCCCAAATATAGGTGAAATACTTTGACTTGCTGGGTTGGCTGTATTTCTGTTGTATGTCCAACTAAAATTCCATGCGTTTAAAGTAACTCCCTTTTCCTGAATCCCCGCGTCTGTCGTAAAGGTTGCTAAAACATGCTTAGAAATAATAAGCATCTCAGAAATGCCTGTAACCTTCACAAATTTATGGGTAGCCTCATTATACTGAACTAAATCCCCGTCAGAAACTCCAACATCTAGCACTAATCCCATTACATCTTCTGCTGTAGCCACATCAAATTTCTTTGTGGTGTCATTATACTTAACAATGTCCCCGTCAGTAACTCCCGTGGCTATTATTCTTGGCATAATATCTTTTTCGTCTGCTTTTGTTAACACTACGCCGTTTTTCTTAACTAAATCTCCGTCGTTTACTGTTCCGTCAAATATGCTTCCCCAATCGTAGTCCGCGATTTTTAACCACTGGTCGTCTACTGCCCCTACTAGAGCAATACATACATAAAGAGCAGGCTCATCTTGAACTACCCTAGCGTCGTTTATTGCGTTCCCCACTATAGGTAAGTCTCCCTTTGTGTCCACTGGGCTTTTCCAGTTTAATGACGCCCCTGCTATACTATATAAATCATCAAGAGCAGTTTGAACAGTCCCCCAAACACCGCTTTTATAGTATTTGATTTCTGTGGCTTTGTGCTTTAATAAATGTTGTCCTTTATGGACTACTTGTTCCATGTTTAAACAGCTTTAGTAAGTTCAGTAAAATACCAATCCTTTTGCTCGCTTGTCGTATAAACCCTAACGACATACCTCCCTTCACCCCCACTATCTATAATTGCTTCTCGGAGTTTACTGGGTTCACCTAAAATACTAACAAGCTCTGCTCTCGTTGGTGGATTACTTATTACTGCTGTATTTCTATCTTGACCTGCACCTAATGGTCTATCATCCCCCATCAGTGGCGGACCAAACATAAAAAAATAATCAAACATGTCTTTAGCGGTAACCGTAAGCCCACCAAAAATTGGGTGTGAATACGTCACCTCTTGTGCCTTATGCTTATAGGGGTGTTGTCCCCTATGCGTTATAAGTGTCATATGCGTTATCTGTTATATGAGTAAATTCTCATTAAAAGGCTCAAAGCCTTGAACAGACTTAAAATGCGTTTTAAGTCTAAATATCATAACTAGAATCCCAACCAGATGTTACCCAATCTATTTTTGCTACGTTTTTAATACCACTTACAGTATCATATTCAAAACGCTGAAATAAACAAGACTCTCCATTTTCTGCTGCGGACTGCGCTGTATAAATTCCTGCAACGTCGCCATCAACATCATATGTAAAATACTGCTTAACACTTGGGGCATTTCTTGGGTCTAGTATTGTCTGTATTGTAACTGTTCTAAATCCTGTTGGCATATATTTTCTGTTTAAGTTTTAACATAGCCCCTTACTAAGTTTCCTTTTCAGGGGCTAAGCACTTTTAGAATATTTCTGTTCTGTAACTAACTCTCATAACGGTTTCACTACCGTCGTCTTCATCATCGTATGCGGGAAATTCTTCCCCCGCCTTCGCTCCTATAGTATTTACTTCTCTGTCTATTTCTAAATCTACCCCACTAGGGGCATTGTCCAGTCTAGTCAACACAAATAATGAAGGTGTTGCTCCTGTGAGTGGGCCTAAATCAGGCACATATCCACTTGGCAAATCCTGTTGTATTTCAACATATACATCCGTATCTATTGTTGACAACGGTCTTGTTAGCCCAAACACAAGTGCTGTTCCTACACATACGCCTTGCACTTCAGTTCCTACTGCTGGAGGTAACTTAATCATATCCACTTTCTTAAATGGATATTTAGTCCTTTCTCTACTACCCCCTACTATTAAAAGTGATTCTTCTATTCTTCTGCCCGCCCAATCACTTCCGTAAATTGTAACTACTCCACTTGGGATATCTGTTGGTATCATTCCGCTAATAGGTGGAGCCATTCCTGACACAACTATACACTGGTAATCTGGGGGTTGTGTTATTCCTGAGCTAATTTCTTGCACCTCATCAGTAAATGCTGTTGGCATTAAAATACCACTCGCAGTTACCCCATGTAACCCGAATATATCGGCTACTGGGAACCCTCCTTCATACGTATCAACGGCGAAACCCTTTCGGATTTGCCCCAGAGTTTGTGACAATCTGCGTTTAATACTCATTTGTATTTGATTAATTTATACAGTCACATAATTTTTTTGTATTTCACTCAGGGGTGGGAAATTATGGAAACCCACCCCCAAGCATCTAATCCAAAACAACCTTGACTAAGCAATACGAATGTTGCGTAATCTGTATTGCATTTCTTCCGCGCGACATACCAAGACGGTAGCTTCTGTAACCATGAACTTGATAGACGCTCCTGTTCTGTCTAACATAGACTTACCTAGAGAATATAAATCCTCCATATAAATCACAGGTTGACCTGACCAATTTTCTGTAACTACATAAATGTCTGACACGGTGTTTCCTACGTATGTAGTTGTGTCGTCTGCTACTGCAAATGATGCTACAAAAGGAATCTTACCAACCATTGATTGGTAGAATGTAACATCAACCCCTGTTCCTACTGTGTTAGTAACGTCCAATGCTACTCTAACATCTCCTTGTAGAGATTGGTTGATAGCACGTTTCATTCCATACGAGCAATAAATTGCTGTAGGTTTTACTCCGTAGTTTGTCATCAACTCAGCAATAGCCATGTCTAACAAATCTGTTCTGAACCCTAGTGCGTTGTTGTTATCGTTGAAAATGTTTGTTGTAATCAAAGTCTTCAATCCATTGAACTGAAGTGGATTTACACCTGCATTTCCATTGATAATCAAATTTTCCTCGTCTTGAATAACCTCTCTCATTGCTACTTCTGTTTGTTCTGCCTCTTGGTCAACATAAGTCCTTCCTGCAGCAATCATTCTATCTGTAATAGACTTAGTTTTACCTAACTCTTTATAGATAGCTGAACGTCTTTCGTAAGCCGCGTTGTTCTCTGTTGGCGTTCCTCCCTCAATAAATGCAGCATTACCAGTTGTAATACCCGTAAGGATATTCCAAGAAGCCGCAAGACCTGAACCTTGTTTTCTAGCCAACCTGTCTCTCAATGGAGTTTCACGGTCAACTAATTTTGTGATATATCCAGCCAAGTTTTCTCTAACGAGAATAGCTCCCTGAATATATGTCGGGGTAGAGATAGTCTTCTCTACGTTTTCTAATGTTTTGTCTAAGTTTACTCCGTCCATATAACTTTGTTGTTAAAAATAAATAAATAAAATACCTAACTAGGCTCGTTTAGTAGCCAATACTGTCTTATATGCCTCCCCAAATGGCACATTGTCTTCCTTCATTGTCTTTGCTACCTGTTCTTCTTCAGAAGACTCTACCTCAGAGTCGTCTTTTGCGAACGCCTTTTCAATCGTGCTATAAATAGCTACCGATTTTCTACGCATTGGTAGTTCAGACAACTTTTCTACGATATTCGCCATTTTGTTAACAGTAACTTCTAAAGCATCATACTTTTTAGTAACTGTTGCGACTTCCTCGTATTTTTTTGATAACCCCTCAATAACGGTTACCATTTTTGTCATAGACTTCTCAAAGCTATCCATTTGAGCTTTGTGAAAATCTGTAGACTTAGCCACTTCTAGAACCTCCTCCTTAGGCTCTACTGCTTCTGGTGCTGGTGGTTCAACCACTGGGGCTACCACATCTGGAACTTCTGTTACAACTGCTTCAACCTTTTCGGCTGGAACTTCTTCCACAACAGTTGTTGGAACTTCCTCTTTCTTTTCCTCCACTACTGGAGTGTCCACTTCTGGAACTTCCTCCTTTGGGGTTTCTACAACTACAGCTTCCGCAGGAGTTTCTACAACTACCTCTGGAGCTGGAGCTGGACTTTCTTCAACCTTCACTTCGGAAGGCTCTGCTTCAGGTGTAACTACTACTGTTTCTACAACCACTTCGGGCGTAGTAACTTCTTTCGTTACCTCTGGAGCTGGTGTTTTTGGTTTATCCATATCTCCATCTTGGTTAATGATATTGGCAGCACTTTTCACGAGTTTTAACTCCTTCAAGTGCCTATATAAATGGTCAATTATTACTGCATAATTCTTTGGTGCCCAATACGACTGGTAATCAATCACATCTTTCAACTGCCATAACAATAAATCTTCATTAAGACTTAAATCAGCGTTGTGATGTGGCATAACCATACTTCTGTCATACAACACTATTTGCTGTTCCTCTGTAAGGTCAGAATAAAATTTATTGTCATTTAGTAGCTTTGGATACTCACTTTTTGCAGGTAAACTTACCTGCGACATAATAGCGGTTATTTTAGCCATCATTTTTAAGTCCTCTACAGATAAGAACATTGGTCTATCTTCACTGGTTTCTTCTACACAACACTCTGCTTCTGGTAGCCCCCAGTCTTTAGATACTTCTTCTGAAATAGACTTTGTAACTTGGTCTTTGAAGTCTTGCCATGTTGGGGTAACACTCTTCCCACCGAGTCTATTTATATGTGCATTTAAAGCATTAACACTTCTTCTCTGTGCTCTAGAACTACCCCTACTCATTCCTGATAACAGTTGTCTTCGGTTACTTCTTAAAGTGCTTAAATTTGCACGTCTATTTTTCTCTCTTTGTGTTGCCATTCTCTGTTGGTGTGCTGCGCTTCCTCCCCCACCCCCTGGTTTCCTACCACTTCTTCCAGGTTTGCCATATTTAGTAACTTCATTTTCTTCATCTTCAATAGCTTTATCAACAGCTTCAAATTCCTCATCAGAAAGCACATCAAATTCTTTTTCTAGGTCTTCATCAGAAACGGTTTCATCAAAGTATTTATTAACTGCAATTTCAATTATTTCCTCTTGTGTCTTTTCTGTAGCCATCATTTTCTTTCCTTCGTCTACCATAGCTTGTCCGTCCTCTACCATTTTCAAGCCTTTACCGCTTTTTCCGCCAAATATTTTTTTACCTTCTGCCATCATAGCAGTGCCTTCATCTACCATTTTCTGTCCCTTACTTCCTTTAGCTTTTTCCATATTGTTTGTATCCATACTTTTATATGCGTTAATTACTTTTTGTGCCTGAGTCATTTTCTTCTTGCCTCCTGCACATGCCTTTTCAAATTCCTCCACGCTTACTTTGTGCATCTCTTTGTATTCCTTAATAAGCTCTTGCGCTTTTGTTGTATAAGGCACTTTTTCTTCTGTAGGCGTTTTTATAACCTCCTCTAGCTTCTCCCAATTAACTGACTTAGCCATTGTTAAACTGGTGTTGTAGTTTGAAGGGTGCTTTACTAATGAAATTTCTGACAAGTCTACATCCTTATATACCTTAACACTTCTATTTAATTCTTTAATAAACTCAAAAGCCGCTTCATTTACTTTACCCCCTACTGATAATGAAAGTGTTTCGCCCCTTTTCAAAAGAACCGCCATATCTTTTCCTAGTGACAGTTCAGTATCGAGTTCTCCTTTTACATAAAGTCTATCCCCGTCACGCATTTCTGCGTGTGTCCATTTACCAATTTCCGTATATATTTTATTCTCATGCTCAATTCTAATTGGAATACCTCCTGCATTTACGTGTCCCATCATTTTAGTCAATGCTGCCGCATCAAAACGTTCCTCGTCTCTGTCTAAACTTGGGTCAGACGCTATACCTTCCACTACAAAACACTTACTATCTTTTTCAAATGACTTTGTAATCGGAATGATAATTTTGAACATAGAATTTTTGTGTTACTTCTTAAAAAAGACACGCTTATATAATTAGTATATATTTGTGCCTTCTCTAAGAGGTGCAGGGATATCTCCCTAATGTTTTCTAATTGTTATTACCACCGTATCACTACTCTTTTATTTCTGCAAGAGTATTTTATACTAAATTACATTACTCTATCGGTTGCATTCTAAACTTTCTATTTGGCTCATAGTTTTTACTCCTCATCAACGTAGTATTGTATACAGTAAAATTCTTACAACTAGGGCATTTTGCATTTATTATTCCAAGCCCCCTGCTCTTTAATAGCATTCTATTACACTCTCCACAATGGTGGTCTATCGAACCTATCTGAAAATCCTGCCCCCTAGGACCTACCCCGTCGTTCATTCTGAAAGGATAGTTTACTGACCTGCAATTTGTGCATACAATTTCTATATCAATATCCCCCTCTGCAGAGTATAAAAATTGCCTACATTTATGACATCTATATTCTTTCATTTTGTTCTTTATAATACTTAGCTTTTTGTTTGTCCGCTGTTGTTAGTATTTCTGCCCACAATTTATCCGTGCTTTTTGACTTTGACACTACTTCCTCTAAGTCTATTTTATATACTTCTCTTCCTAAAAATGGGTCTCTCTGAAAATTTATTCCTAAAACTTTAAACTTAGTTCCTCTTGGAAATAATATTTCCTCTTCTGACTCTATGGCTGAAAAATCTTTTATTCTTACCCCTGTTTTTGACTTTATTTCCATTATAACTGTTTGCTCTCCTACCGCTTTTCTAGCAAATACTTTTGCTACTGTATCCACTTTCGTTGTGGACATATACCCCATATCAGTAAACACACTATCTTTTAATATTTTATCAATATCTTTTTGTCTTAATGCTAGTCCTCTAAATACAGTTGTCCTTTCCCCAGGTAATTTTGCGATAGCTTGGTCCAACATATCAGATAATACTTTCTGCTCTGCCATAGACTCATTCAACATCTCTCCGTGCCTTAGTGCTGAATTTACTAATTGATAATTCCTTCCACTAACATCTGTATACAGTCTTAACGCATTAAATTCATCTTCGCTTAGCACTCCTGTTACATCTCCTATTCCATCTAACTCAGCTATTTTACTCTTCCACCCCTCCCTAAACCTATCCTCTAATACCCTACCTGCCGTTTCCCCTTTCAACCCTGCTTGTAATTTTAACTGCACCATTCCTTCTGTGGTTAACTGACTCTCTGCTTGGGCTAATATTTTATCATACATTAATTCACTTCCTTTATATTTCTCTAATTCGTCTGCCCATGCCGCTATATCCTTATCCTTCCCTACATTACTTTCTCCTCCTGCCCAGACGTTTTCTGTGTTAACACACTTATCCATCCCACCAGATGTTGCTTCATATAATTGGTCATCTTTATTGGCGGCTTTCTGAAATAGAGTGTCTATTCTCCCTTCAAGCGTTTTATTTGCTGACTTTATATAGTCACTACATAAACTACCGTCTACATCATAATCCACCATACATCTGCACATTGTATGGAGTGGTGGGCATTGCATAGGACCTATCTCAGTCTTAAAATTTTGGTTCGTTCGGACTCTTTGCCCGTCTACACCTTCACATATAGGACATACTTTGCTATCAGCAACTGTTACCCAGACCTTATAAGCAATACCATTCATTTTAGCGGTTTCTAAACGCATATACTCAGCAATAGCTTCTGTTTCTGTATAAACGATAGTCTTAGCTCTAGTCTTTGACAATCCGTCCCCTTCTATCTGTAATCGCTTTACCATTTCAGTCTTAGTTTCTCCTGCTTTTATCCCCCGCACTAAAGAATTAACTAAACGCTCTTTAGTAGTATTATCCATGCCCTTTACAAGCCTATCTACACGTTCCTTTATCTTCGCTTTATACTGTGTATTTGAAAGCCTGAACTTAACAGCTTTTGGCGTTGGGATTTTATCAATAATACTTTGCCCTGCCTTATTAGCAGAAAATTTTAAATAATCCGCCATACTACTTCTGAAGTTGTAATATGAACCAACAGACTTCATTTTGCTGTCGACATTACCCCTTAAAAAAAGCATTAAGGGCGCCATTAAAAGAAACTTCTCTGCTATTGATATTTTGTCCTGCTGTAAATTTTCCTTTGCTTGTGCTACTAAATCCTCTGGGCTTTCTACTATATCCTCTTCTGCCTTTGTAACGCTTTTTTTAAGTTTTGCTTTTGCGCCGCGTCTACGAGTAAAAAACTGCTGATACTTAGCATACACAGTATTTACTATTCCTGACAAAACTAAGTCATGCCACTGGTCATGCAGAGCTTTCTCAATTAGAGCACTTATCTTCTTGCTCTCCTTTGTGTTTATAATAGTCTCGAATAATGGGTTTTTGTCTAACATTATTTATAGAGTGGCTTAAAATATTTTTTCTTAAACGTTTTTTGTGCCGACCCGTCTTCTAATATATCCTCTGGCTCTCCCTCTGGTGGAGCTTCCACAGGTGCCTCTTCCCCAATATTAGAAATATAGTCGTCTGTGATTGTATCATTCGGAGTTACACTATACCCCTCTCGTATTGTTACATCTTCTGGGGTGTATACTCCAGTATTAATATATATTTGGTCTATCTCTGCCTGCATTTTTGTATCTTCCATACTGTCGGCTTCTTCAAACTTAAACTCAATATCGTCCATGCCCATTGGCATAAATATTTCACGTTCTATATATTCTTCAATTAATTTCTTAATACTTCTTACGCCTCTAGCATTTGATAAACTAGCTTGAACTGCCGCTGTTGAACGGTTTACATCTTGCGTAATATTAGCGTCCAGAGTGGATAACCCGTAAGTCGCTAACTTAATTCTAGCTAACCAATTTGTATACTCAATATACTGCATGTCCTTATTGTTTTGCTGAAACGGAGTATACTTTTTTGGCTGGTCAGACCCGTAGATAAACTTCATTCTTTGTGTGTTGTTTATTGTAGTCTTATTCCACAACGCAATTAATTTTCTTGCCTCAGGCTCTGACATATTACCCAAGTCAATCATGCCAGGTGGAATATTATCCTTCATAAATATATTTGCGTTGTATACATCTGCGTTTAAAGATGCCTGCACTGCTAATAGTATTGATTCTATGGGGCTTTTGCCGTATCCAAAGTGCTCTATGTCGTTCTGAGGGTTTTGCATCATATAAACTATCTCTTTCGCCTCAAAAGAAGCAACCTCCTTGCCCCCAATCATTTGAACATACGCTTTTGCAGGGTCCATTTCACCGAACTGATTATACACCGGCCGAATTGTTGCCCCGTCTACCGCATTTAACCCAATTAACTCTCCCTTTACTGTATAAAGTTTTTCCCACACTCCTGCGTCAAGCACTAATAAATCTTCTATTGTGCATTCTAATAATTCTCTTAAATTATCCCCATTGGTGTTCACAGTTGTAAAAAAATCCTTAGCCCATTTAATGTGCCCTTTGTTTATGGGCATTTCTTGTTTCGGAATTATATCCCACTCTGCTTGTGTTACTGCTTTTTTAATAACAGTAATACATATACGAATAACAGCGTCATAGTCGGCTATTTTCCTCAATGAATCAAAACCTAAGCCTTTCTTTTTTAGCACTCTTTCTTTAGCGTCCCCTATTGTCATTCCTGTATAAATGTCAGACATTGTAGCTGGGGCTATAGATAACGCTTTCCCCTTTTTAGAAAAAGAATTACTAACCGCGCTTATAATTTTACTAAAAATATTTGGCATATATAGTTTTGTTACAATTTAGGTATAAATTTACATACTTCTACATTAGTCTAAATAAAATAGATTGACAACTCAAATTTCATCATCTAATAGCCCCGTGTCTAACTGTTTCTGTATTTCTGTGTAATACGCTCTCTTCTCTTCCTCAGTAGCCATTCCCTGTTGAACTTTATCTTCAAATACAATAGGTGCCATTTTAATTAAATCCCCTGAAGCTAATCCTATCTGTCCTCCTGATTCTTTCACAACATGAAATACTGCCCCAGCTACCGCATCACTAACATCCTTGCTCCCTGTAGGACTGTGGTCAACTTTATTGGCTTTTGTTATTTCAAGCCCTAATAATTCGTCTAATAAAATATCACTCTTATGACATTTTACATTCCCTGCGTATATTAATTCTTTCAATGTTTGATATGGTTCTATTGTGCGGTCCACAGATAAATATTCTGCCTTTATACCCTTGCTATGTAATTCTTGTAATAGCCCCGCACTTTGGAATTGGTCAAAGGTTACTAATGCTATAGAAAACCCCTGCGCTTTTAATCCATATATTTTATTTTTTACCTCGCTTAAATCTATTTCTCCTATGGCAGGACTCATTGAAATTCTTTCTGCTAAATCTACCACTACTTTCTTTTGGGTTTCTCCTGTCGTTGAATTAATAACCCAATCAGCAAAGTGCGCCATTGCAAATCCTGCATGGTCGCCTTTTCCCCCCCTATTTAAAGCTAAATCCACATGTATATAATAACTTGTTCTAATAGGTCGCTCAGCGAACTTATACCCCCCTGTTATTAATACTGGGCTCTCTCTGTCATCAAACATGCCTTTTAAAATTTCTACATGTGGCATAAACGCCATAATAGCTTTACTCGGAACAGCCGCAAAGTCACGTTTTGCTTTGTCAGGGTCTTGTAAAAAAGACTTTTTAAAATGAATTGGTATTTCCCATATTGTTTTACTTGCATCAAATACATCATTCAACTTACACACACTTTCAGCGGGGTCAAATGTTTCTACTACTAAATTTTTCTTGGCGTTAAAATAAAACTTTGTTGCTTCATATTCAGGCTTCATTGGCTGTAGTTTCCATGTTGGCTGTTGTGCTGAATAAATTATATCAGGGAATCTTCTTGCCTCCTCCAACTTCCTGATAGTAAAGTCCCCGTCATATTGTGGAGACGAAATCATTATAACTAACCCAAACCCTTTAAAACGGGATACAATACGTCTTTGCAGTGCTGTATAAATTTCTTCCGCTACCTGCTTTCGTTCTGTATCCATATAAAAAGCTGCCTCATCTAGAATTGCATAATAAATATTATACCCTAATGGTGTTGTTGACTTACTATTTCCTGACAATAGTAAAATATTTTTGTCCTCAAAATGAATACTCCCCTCTAACATATTTGGAGCACACTTTTGAAACCACGGACTCGCCGCAATAAATTCTTTGATACCTGCAAAAGCATTATCCACCGCCTGTGTTGCAGACGTTCCCATATTAATAATACTTATTGGCTTATCTCTAACTAACCCAAAAAACTTATATGGGTCGCGCATACATAGTAAAGTATGAGTAGCATAACAAGCCAACAACTCAGATAGCGTTGTTTTACCCCCGCCAATGCCCGCTATTACTACCGCCTCCTGAAACTTTACTTTCCCTTCTAGAATATCTTTTCCTAACTGTCGTATCGCTGGGTAAACTTTACACTCCATTACCCCGTCGTCGTTTGTTGACCAAGTGCTGCTCCCCAAAAACTCAGGACTATCAATAAAAGTATCAAAACATACTCTTGGATACTCCCAAACTAATGGTTTATTAGCCCATTCATCTGCGTAATCCCAATCCAACTCATTCGTAGTTGTGAACAGCCATCTAGCGTTATCCGCCACAACTAATTTCTGTAAGTCAGATAGTAAATTAACTGGGTGTGGTATATGTGTAACTACGTCTGTCATTTTTTTAGATTAAATATCCTCATATTCTACTTCCTCTACTATACTCCCCTCTATGTATTTACGAGATTCCTCTGCCTCGTTTATAAATTCGTCCATAGTCTTTTCTTTTTTCCAAACCTTTCGCCCCTCTTTTAAATAATCAATCAATACTTGTTGTTGTTTCTTGTCGGTTATAAGTTCGTCAGTTGCTCTTATGTATAAATTTCGGCTGTTTCGCATATCAATATTAGTCACACTAACAACATTCTTTTTACTTAAATCAAAATTCTTTATTCTTATAAGTTCTAATTGCTGTTCAGCTAACTTATTCAAAGCATCTGTGCGTTCAAATTTTGCCCACCTAGCTACCTTGTCGTCTGGTTTTAATTTAACCAAGGCATCTCTATCTCTTATGTGCTCTCTCATTAAAGAAATAATTTTCTCTAACTTTTCTACCTCAATGTTTCTTTCAGCTTCAATTATCGCGGGGTCTTTTTCTTCCGCCTTAAATATCTTGTTTAAATCTCTCCACACAGTCCCAGAGTCTACCTCCCCCCACTTTTTGGAGACATTTAAAGTATTCAAATGTGCTACTATATCAGAAACAGTAAACATATTTATACGCAAACTTGCAGCCATTAATCTACGCTCCCTCAACAGTGGTAACGAAATAGGCTTTCTACCTAATTTTCCCCCTCCTAATTCTTCCATATTTATATTTTATTTTATGTTTTATCCATAACTCTGCCCCAACCATGTAGGAGGCGATTCTATACAGAACTCCACCTCCTACCACACATTTAATGTCACTTAAAATTTTTGACTTCTTACTCATACACTATTTTAGTAATCCCAATCTTCCCATGAATACAAAGAAATCCTGTTTAGAAACGGTTGCCAATGGTAATGTCCCTTCATTTACATACCCTAATGCTATCGCTTTATCCCAGTCAACTAAGGCATAAGAAGAAACTCTTTTGCGATTTTCCTGAATAACTGCCTCTGTCTTTACTAGTGGGTTTGTTAGCAGGTCAATAAAACTCCAAAGACTATGCACGTCTTTTATGCCTGCAAACGGCCAATAAATATACCCCTTGTCCCCCCAAGCAGCTCCCCATGAATTTTTAATTTCAAAATGTGTCTTTGTCCACCCCGTGAAAACTATCTCATGCCCCCCTATTACTTTTTCTCCTGATACTCTTAGTGGAATTAAACCCCCATTTGAAGACGCTTTTCTGTAACTCTCGTATAATGTAACTGCCCCCATAACAGGTCCGTCTGAAGCTAAAATAGCACGTTGTATTTTTTCTACCTCAGGTTGAACCATTAAATAATTCAACATTTTATATTCCTCTGCCTCCTTTAACATATACTCGGTAACTACTATATTCTTCCAGCCGTCGTCCCCAATCTTACTGTTATATGGTAAGGTAATATCTAAACATGTGCCATATAAATTTAGAGCTTTTGCCCCGCTCTTAGAGTATGCCCCATACCCACTATAGTTGTAATCCGCTACATCAACATCCTTAATTTTTCTGTATAACATCTCCTCTGACAAATCTAAGTCAGGCTTACTCCATTCTTTGGCATTAAAATATTCTGTAATACTAGTGGAAGCGAAACCAACACAGGTCCCCCTAGCCCCCTGATTCTTTACAGGTGTCATTCTATCCCGTAGTGAATATGTTTCTGGGATAACAATATCTTGCCCCTCCCCCATTATAAGCTCGCTGAACCTATAGTTATTAGGGTCGTCTATATCCTCTATAGCTGGGCTACGTTGTATCGCTCTCTCAATTTCTTTAAACGTCATTTTGTCTACCATATACGTTTTGGTTATAAATTATTTTTTTGCGGGCTCTCCTGCGTGCTCCGACTGTTGCTTAGGCGTTGGCATTCTTTTTGTTGTAGTTTTATGCCCAAACAAACTTACTGGGCGTTTCAAAGCCCATGACATCAAAATCATAATAGGTTCTAGTATAGGTTTCAATAACCCTACTAAAGCTAACTCAAGCACAACAGATGTTTTTGTCCCAGGTTGAATAAATACCTGCATAACCCACTGTTGAATTTCAACCCTTTCTGCCTCTGCTCTGATAGGCTCTGGCTTGCCTATGGTATCTTCTACCTTTGGCTCTTCCACGGTAGGCATTTCTCCTTCTTGTGGAACTACTTTTACTTCAACTTCGTTTTCCATATAATTTTTTTTTAAAAAATAATTATTTTAAACCGCCCTTTTCACCCCGTATAACAATACTTGTAATCTAGTAGATATCTTATACCCATACTTTAAACATTTATCTATCAATTCTACGGTGCCTTTCCTAACATCCTCTGTAGTAATCCCTTCTGGCATTAAATAAATTAAACTCCTAGGAACTTTATTTTCCTTTTCCCACATTCTAATCTCTTTTATATCTTCCTTGAATGTGTTAGCCCCCACAACAAACTTAAAACATATTTTAAGTCCAAACATTCCTTGCTCTAGTATATCCCTTATAACTTCGGGCTTTTCTCGGCTAGCTTTTAAATTCCCACTACTCCCCAGCTTTGGAGAACAGTTTATTTGGTTCACTATAAAGTTGTCATCAAATAAAATTGTCCCGTTTGTTTCAATCTCAAAAAACCACTCCTCTCCCGTTTTCTCTAACTCATTCATAACCTTAATTAAATTCTTCTGCTGTAATAATGGTTCTCCCCCCGTGAATACTACTCTCCTTATTTTACCCGCCGCTTTATGTATAGCTAATACCACCTCCTCAACTGACATATCGAGTGAGTATTCTTTACGCGATACAGGCAAAGAATATTTATGCTCTAGTTTCTTGCCCGATTCTTTAAAATACCAAGTGTAACTAGTGTCACAATTATGAACTACTACCCCCTCAGCAACATATGTGTGGTTCTTTTCAGTTTCAATGTTGAACACATGAAATTTCCCCTCTTGGCGTGTGATAGACTTGATAGCTACTGTTCTCATATATTAGTTTAGTTAGTAATTTACCTAAGTTATTGTGTAAAGTTTCTAGGGCAGACTTATTGCACCCTGTGTATCTTATTGTAATGCACCTATAATTGTGTTGTTTAAAATGCTCTATTCTCTTTTCCTCATACCCTTCTTCTAGTCTGTGATAAGCATCTGACGTTATTTCTATAACTATTTTTCTGCCTTCTGTATCTACATAGTCTGGGTTTTTATGCCCTATCCACAACTTATTATTTCCTACATATTTTAAGGGCAACCCATACTCTTCTACTACCATATCAAACCTTATCTCTACGCCCGACTTCTTTCTATTATGCCCCTGAGCACTCTTTTGAGCATTTACTGGGTTTTTCATCGGGTTCTTATCTCCTAGCTTACTTATGCTATAGCGTCTTTTTTGCTCTTCCGTTCTTTCTAAATTATACACTCTACCTTGTTTTGTTGCCTGCATCCGACTTACTACTTCGGGCTGTTTCATTGGGTTATTTTCTACCATTCTTTTACTAGCCTCTCTCTTACGTTCCCCTGATACTATAGGCGGTAATACCTTCCCGCTCCTCCTATTTTTTGACATTGTTTCTGATAACACCTTTCTTCTCTCTGCACTATACATTTTATTTACAGTGTCTACTTCTCTTATAGGCTCTCCTTTATATTTGTTCTGATACCCTTTCATAGTCATTTTATGGTGCAATAAATGGGTATTTGATATTGCTTTAAACCATTTTCCACATTCCTTACAATTTGGCATACACTTGAATTAGTTTATATGCCCTTATTGTATATTATGTAACTTAATATGCAAAGACCAATTTATCTTTTTTATTTAGTTCTTCCGCTAACACCCAACCCCGTTCTGTTAGCACCTCGTGGTTTCCTGTCATAGATAACTCCTGCCCGTCCTCTAGCTCTATTTTATAAACCCCCTCATATGCCTCTGATATTCTATTCATTGGGGTAACAACTGTGTCTTCCTCTAACTGTTTTGTTGTTTCATTGTATGACATTACCTTATCTCCTTTTTGTAGTTTATTTATTGCTTTCTTAGTTCCGTCTGCCATTAACACTCTAGTCCCTCCTACTAGACAGAAACTACAGTTTAAATTGCACATCTGTAAGCGAACAAATACACATGGTTCCCCTATACTTGGGCCTTCTCCTTGGACAGCGGGATAAATCTCCGCTTCCCCGTTTGGCATTTTTGCTATAAACATATTAGTAAATTATTAAATTATTTCTGGTTTGTAGACTACAAAACTTGTTGGTGTTTCCCATACAGTAATACTGCTCAGCTTCAAATTAGTATCATACCTAGCAATAAATTTAGGCTGTAATTTCTCAAATAAATACTTAGCCATATTTTCTGCTGTTGGTATGAAATCTACCCTTATGTATTTAAACGCTGACTCCTCAAAAAAAGTGTCCATTACCTTGTCCCCACTGTAAAACATAAATCCATGGTCTAGCGTTGTATCAATAAATTCTTTGGCGATATTTTTAATATCAGAAAAATCTATTACCATTCCCTCGTCGCTGACCCCCTCGTCGCTAACTATATTTCCCTCTAAAGTAATACAGGCTTTGTATCTGTGGCCATGTGGGTTACTACATTTACTTTTATGGTTTGGCACTCTGTGCCCCATATCCCATTCAATTTCTTTTGAAATAAACATACTTTTGTGGTTACATAAATTATACTATGCTAACGGCATTCCCGCCCACCCGCTTACTACGGGCGCATTTTTGTCTTCTGTAGGCGTATCTATTTCTTCAGATACTTTTACTGTTTGCGTGTCTTTTTTATATTGCTCGTTTAGAACATCATACCCAATACTTGTTTTGCATTTAGAACACATTAGCTCCCATTCTTTATATGGCTTTTTGCGCCCCCTTTCGTCTATCTCTATTCTCTGACGCAATAGTCTTACAAAATTCTCGGTCTTGTTCGCCCCGCACTGACACACTAACTTATGGGTGTCGCCTACCTTTGTTACTGTTATTGGGTATTCCATATTTATAAGTTACTTATAATTGCGTTTACTAGTAGAATAAAATCTTTTACGGTTTCGATTTTTCCGTAGTCATTATCCTGTGTTAGTTTCTGCACTATTTTTAGTGCAATATCTAACTTGTCCCTATCCGTCCAAAATCTGTAAAATGTGTAATAATGTGTTTCTACTAACGGTAGTATCCACTTAAAGTTATCCTCCAGACAATTCACATATATTTTAGACCCCTCTAAGTCCACTCTTACCCCTATAATATCTCCCCCTATCAGCTGAAAATATTTACTTAATGATATTCTGTCCCCTGTCATTTTGTTTTCTATTTCTACCTCCTCTAATCTTGTTTCTAAATTATACATTTAGGTTTGGTTATACACTACTTAATGGACATCAGAATTTCTAAAACTATTTCTGATAATTCCGCCGCGGTAAAATTGTCCCTTGTCATTGTCTTTAATAAAACTTCATTCAGTGCCGATTTTGTTGTTGCAACATAACAGTCCCCCAAGGCGTCAAAATCTATTGCACCCCCCTTAACATAAACCTTGTTGCCTTCCATTCTGTCTACCTCCATGCCTTCTAGTAGCTGTTCTTTGAACATTTTTACTTTCTCTTCTCTGCTTGTTAACATATGTTTTTGGTTATTGTATTCTTTGTGTATTTACTTATATGTATTTTTTGAACCTATTTTACTCTACTTCGGCTTACCTGTCTAGTTTTGTATTTTTTTTGAATGCCATATTGACATATATTTATACATTTTATACTTCTATTTTAAACTATCTAAATACATAGTGCACACTGTTGCTAAATTGGTGTTCTTATCCTTATCAGTGTTCACTGTATATAATACATTCTCTATGTATCTTAGTTGGTCTCTTGTTAGTAAGAAATTCATTTCTAGTAGTGCTCCTTCTGGTAGTATTTCTGGGATTTTATCTTCGCCGATTTCTTTGGGCGGTTTTTCTGGAATTTTTATTTCATCTAATTCTGATAAATCTGCAAGAGCATTAAAATTATCTATATCAATTTCTGTATACGCTAACATATCTTCTATCTGTTCTTTTGTGTATGTCTTTTGTAATTCTCTTAACACTAGAACTAATTTATTAACCTTGAACTCTCCTTTTGCGCGATTCATTAAAATTACCAACAACATAATGTCCTCCTCCGTAGCTCCTTCTAAGCATATTACTGGTATGTTTTGAATACCTACATCTTGTGCCGCACTAACTCTATGATGTCCGTCTATTATTTTGTATCTGCCTTCCTTTAACGGGTGCACCAACACACGCTGTTTTATGCCGTCTTTTTTTATTGACCTCTTTAGCCCCTCATAGATATCAATATCAAGCTCAGTTGGGTTTATTTCTTGCCCGTCAAGCTGGTCGGCGTTCAATATAAACTCTGTTGTTTCCATATAATTTTATGTAGTTAAAGATTCATACCAATTTAATACTCCTAAAAGTGCTTCTACCTCCTTACCCCCTCTTTTTGTTAGGGCCTCTTGAACAGTTAAATATTCGTCATTTTTAAGAAAAAAGACACTACTGTATAGTTTGTCAGGGTCGTCGTCCCCAACCTCTAGAGAGGATACTAATGAGCTATCAAGGGTATCTAAGTTTAATACATTTGATACATAATCCTCGGAATATCCTAATTTACTGCTCAATTCGCTTATTGAGTAAGTTTCTGATAAAGTAACAAATAATTTTGATAGTTTTACGGCGTTTAAATTTCCTCTAAATCTATTCATGGTCAAAGTTAATACCATTGCCTCTGCGTCCGTGTGTTCCTCTACCAAACAGGCTACAGTTTTAACCCCAAGCTCTTTTAAACACTTAAATCTATGATATCCGTCTATAATCTCATACCTGCCGTCTAGTGTGGCTTTTTTGCGCACTAAAACACGCTGTAAGAACCCATTATTCTGTATAGATTCTTTTAACACTCTATATGAGTCAGCGTCCAATTCATTTGGGTTCCACTCATTTGGTGTTATGTCCTCTATTGCTACATCTAACTCAATCATATTTTGTGTTGTTATTTTTTACTCCAATATTTGGTTATAAATTCTTCGTAGTCTAGAAAGGCATTTATATTTAATACATCTATTAGGGCGGATTTTTCTTTCGCAAATAATAAATCCTTAAGACTAAAATCTATATATTTACTGGCGGATTTTAAAACCCGCTCTCTGAATACTTTTATATCGTCTTTGTTGCCGTTTCTTACCCCCTTTAAAGTAAGCCCCTGTATTAGATAAGGAAACTTATCTTTTTCCAAATAAAATAAGATACCAAACCGCTTCCCAGTATTCCATGTAGAACTATCAACAGAAAACCAAGGATACGAGCTCATTAGTTTATTACTTGTTTTAGCAAACCCGTGTGTTCTACCCCCGTATTTTTTTGCCGCTGTAAACAAATAGTTTAATGTTTCACTGTCTGGCTTACCTCCTATTCCTAGTAGGTATCCTTTTTCACACCATACCTTTATTTCTGTCTGCCAATCTGGGATTGTTTCGTGGTAAACAGCAACTAACTTTTTCGCCCCTACTACCTCAGCCAATAGTTTTCTCCATTTTAATATAACCTCATACCCTACTAAAATATCAATATCAAGCTCTACTATAAAATCAAAATATTCCTTATATTCTTTTAAAAATTCTAGGTAGCTCTTAAAGTATTCCCCACATTCTACCCCCAAATTCTTTTTGCCCCCTCCTATCGAGTGTCTTGTATATGAGCTATTACTGGATACATTACTAGCTATGTAATTCAAAAATGTATGTGCCCCAGAGTCCAGCATTACCTCATACCCTGCAGTTTTATATAATTCTAACAATGGGCGAATTTTTGAGTCCTTTTTCTTATAGTAATAAAAAAAAGTAACCAGCACACATTTTTTTCTTGGCACACTTAGTAAGGTCTTTGAATTGTCAGGCGATTCTGCGGAACTTAAAAATAGCTTCATATTATTTTTTTGGTGTTATATTTTTTCTGTAGTCTAATCCATTACGCCCATATAGCCTTAGAGCTTTCTTATCCCCCTTTAAAATCTGAACTGTTTTATAAATTGTCTTGTCTTGGTTATCACTAATCTTTCCTATGCTATTAAATATTTCATCCTCCTCATCAGACACCAAAATACCATACAATTTATCTAAAGCGTCTTCTATACTCCATGGGGTGTATAAATGGTTTCTATTATTAAACACCGCCTCTGGAAAACTTCTATACGCTGGAAATAAAGTCATAACCCCTAGAGTATCCGCCTCACTAATAGTGTTACTTACCCAGTCCTGTAACGCACAATTAAATAATACTTTACTGTCTGCCAACAATTCATAGTATTTATTTTTGCTTAAATTTGTGTATATTTTAAAATTTGCCTTATTGCTCTTGCTTAATTCTACTGCCTCTTTAACCCATTTTTTGTTGTTCCCTCTTAACTCACTGTTCCCTGTGAATATCGCAAACTCTACCTTTGGGTCTATCTTAAAATATTTTTTTGCCATACGCATAAAAAATTCTGGCTGTTTTTCTGCGTCCCAACGAGCCGCAAAAGCTACCCTATTTTTCTTTAAACCCAATGCTTTTATTTTTTTATCTTTTACCCTGTCTAATACCTCCTGTTTACCAAAAGGTAGCCCAGTAACATAAATTTTAGACTTGAACCCTGCTACTCTTAAATAGGATACCATTTCCTCGGAAGCTACTAGAATACCCGATATAAAATTATCCTGCATTAACTCAAAATGTCGCATCCAATTAAACATTCCCTCCCTATTAACAAAGTCGTCTGGGTCTATTGTCTGTGCCAAACAGCGCACCCATATCTTTGGTCTATATTTTTTATCTGATAGTGCACAAATATAAGCTAAAGCCTCTATACCAGGGGTATACATATCCTCAAAAAATATAACGTCCTCAGAAGTAATTTCTTTTCTTTGCATGTGTGCTACTAGTTTTGCCACCTGTGTTAGTGCGTAATAATTTCTAGTATGCACATCTAACACACTTCCAGTTTTTATTTCTTTTGAGTTACTTAAAAGCTCCCCCTCAACAATAATATAGTTTAATTTTTGTGCTTTAAATACTCGCTCATTCCACTCCTGTAGCTGGTATGTATATCTAGCCTTGTATTTTTCTAGCCCTACATAGAATAGTTTTCGCATTTTATTTTGTGTTATTAATATACTTATTTGTGTGCATAAATTTCCAACTACTTGCAATTATATCCTCTAAATGTTTTGTTGGTTCCCATTTTAATACCTTTTTAGCTCTAAATGTGTTTGCTATCAAAACGTCTGGGTCGCCCCCCCTACGAGCTACTATATTTATTTTAAACTTTGTGTTTGTTACCTCAGCACATTTCTTAATTATTTCTTGCACTGTATACCCTTCTTTACTCCCCAAATTTATTGGCATTGAAATACAGTCTAATAAGTCCAAGTATTTAATTCCTTTTATATGTGCATTTGCTAAGTCTACCACATGCACATAGTCCCTTATACATGTCCCGTCTTTTGTTTTATAGTTGTCCCCAAATATATTTATATCTGCCCCTGAAATCGCCGACTGTAGAATTATAGGAATTAAATGCGTTTCTGGTGTGTGTAATTCTCCATATTTACCACAATCTGAAGCCCCCCCAGCATTAAAATAGCGCAATGCTATCCATTTTAAAACAAATTTCTCCCTCTTTAAACGAAGTATCTCCTCTATAATTCCCTTAGTTTCACCATATACTGATAATGGTATTTTTTGGTTCCACTCGTCTACTGGGGTATATTTTGGGGCCCCATATACTGCCGCGGAAGACGAAAATATAATCTTGTTACATTTGTTCTCTTCCATTACTTTTAATAAAATTAAACTCCCCAATATATTGTTATCATAATAACTATTTGGGTTTTTGTTAGACTCACTTACAATACTTAGCCCCCCCAAGTGAATAACTGTGTCTATTTTATTTGCTTTAAACACCCCTCTAACTTGGGATATATTTCTTAAATCGGCTTTGTAAAACAGTGCACTCTTGTTTATAAGCGATTTTTTCCCCGTGCTTAAATTATCTAATATAATAACCTTATACTTTTTATCTATTAGTAACTTAACTATATTTGCCCCAATATACCCTGCTCCACCTGTTACTAGTATTGTTTTCATATTTTATTTAGATAAATAAGGCTTTTTTGGTGTGTATTCAATATACCCTGAATTTTCCCCGTCTTCACTTACCTCTACTCTGTATTCTCGTTCCCCATACCATTCTAGTAAATATGTAACTAACCTATCCGCAAACGACTCACATGACTCCTTAAAATTTTCTACTACTTCCCACAACTTTAGTAACTCATTTACGCGGTCTAAAACTGTAAAGAACTCTAGTTGTCGGTCTAAGTTGTCTACCTCAATATGAATTTTTACCCCAAATTTATGCCTATGTGGAGTGTTTAAAAACTTTACATTGCCTTTGGCATGTTCCCAACTATGCAGAGCTACAAAACTTGTTCTTACTATAATGTATGTAGTTTTCATATTTTTCCTGTGTAAAGTGAAATACCTGCTGACGATATTTTTGCAATATCTATGGTATCAAAGTTGCTAAATATCTCTACAACATTTCTATTAAAATTTAATAAAGGTGTTAAATCTCCTAGCGCTTGCTTTTCGTCTGTTATATAAATTGCCTCTTTTATACGCTCAATATACAACGGGGTTCCACGACTTACACAATATATAGTGTCTGGCTCATTCCCGTCATACAACACAAAACTATACCCCGCTCCCCCTGCTCTAATAGTTGATAAAATATTATACAATCCCGCCTCTGCGGAGCCGTAGAACTCTTTATTCCATTTTTTTGAAATCATATCTACTATATTCTGCCAAGTTTCTTTTATATCTACATGGTCTATTACTATCTCCCCCATTGAATTAATACCCTCTCTTGGCATTTCTCCCTTTCCTATAATAGCTATTTTACCTGTTTTATCCATAATCGGAGTAAACAAACAAGGTCGGGCAATATACATACCACTTAAAATGCATTTTAAGTCTGACATATATGTAGGTAATACACTTTTATACCCAAGAAATTCCCCTCTGGCAGAACCTACAACTATCCCCCCTAGATTAAACATAGAAGTTCCAAACTGTGTATCAGGCTCAAACTTAGTAGCTAACCCTAATATTTTATTCCCATGCCTGTATTCTTTTCTAGTAAAAAACTTCTTCTGTTTAAACATTGCCAATATATTCATTATTTTAGTGTGTTATGAATACTACTAAAAAATTCTTGCCTAGTGCTTGCGTTATCTTTAAACGCCCCCCTTAAATCATTTGTAATTGTAATCGAGTGCGGTTTTTTTACCCCCCTACTCCCCATACATAAGTGTTGCCCCGTTATAACAACAGCAATTCCTACTGGGTCTAAATACTTCTGTATAGCGTCTGCTATCTGAAATGCCATCTGTTCCTGTATTTGTAGCCTTCTAGCATATATTTCTACCAACCTAGCAAATTTACTCAGCCCCAATACCTTGTCCCTTGGAATATACCCTATATGAACCCTGCCAAAAAAGGGCACCATGTGGTGTTCACATTGGCTAAAATAGTCTATGTCCTTAATAATAACCATTTGGTCGTTATCGGTATCAAAAACCTTTTTAAACACATCTTTTGGGTGTTGTTTGTATCCTGCAAATATCTCCTCATACATTTTTGCTACCCTATGTGGAGTTTCTAATAACCCCTGTCGATTAACGTCCTCCCCCTCTATTGTTGTTAACAAGGTTTTTACTGCAGTTTCCCTTTCAAGCATTCTTTCTGCGTCAGTCATATAAATAATATTAAATTATAATTCCCACGGGAATACTATCCAAGCATCTATTTCTTTCTCACAAAAATCTACAACATTTTTTGGTGACTTTGGTTTCCTGTATACCGTTGCAATTTTTGAGTTTGGGTAATATTTTTTTGCTAACTTTAAAGTGCCCCCAGAATCTAGTAAATCGTCAACAATCAACCAGTGATGTCGAATATCTACCTTCTTTGTTTCGGGTATAACTTTACACTTCCTGCGTATTTTGCCCGAATAACTACTAATACATAATGTTTCAATATATTTTATACCCAACAAATGGGCTAAATAATATGCTGGAATTAGCCCCCCTTTAGTTATACATACTATTTTAGTAAAGTTATTATGCGGTTTTATTTTATCCGCCAAACGACTCACATCTCGCCTAAATGTTTTCCAATCAATTTTAGTTTCCATATTATAGTAATTTTGTTCTACATAAATATTTACCTGCGTCCTCTAGGTATAAATCAAGCAAAGTATCATATTCCTTTTTTGCCTCCTCGCTTTCAAAATTCCCTACAATTCGTAAAGTTACTTGTGGCTTTGATACCCTCTTAGAAGTTAAAAAATCTTTTATAAAGTTATACCCCGCTAACAAATTGCCCCCCTTTAATGTAAAAATAAATTCATCCGATAACTTCATCAATGAAACGGTATCTATAGGCATATCTAGTGCCTGCTCTACCGTCTGTTTTAAAATAATTTTCAACCCTCTAGACATTCTAATTGGACCAATATTTTCCTTTGTGGAAGTTACAAAAGTGACAATTTTTCCCTTACCTGCCAACCCCACAACTACAGTTTTGAGTTCCGCCTCCTCAGACACATTACCAAATACCCAAATATTTCTTAAATTACTCTGTATAGCTTTCTCTAATACACTATTTAAACTCATTTCTTCCCCCTTTTCAGATACCCGAATTAAAACACAAGGGGTTCCCTCTAGCGACAATGCTTTATCCTTAAATATAATTTTCATGTTTTTAAATGTTATTGTTTAAAATATTTATATTAGAACCAAAAACTTGTAAATCAAACTTTGGTGATAGTCTTAGCCCCCTTCCTAAACATGCGTTGTATAAAAGTTTCCAATTACCCGCCCCAGTAGCAACCCCTGCTGGTCGAATAAATATAGACGCTTTTGATAACCCAAACATTTTAGATATTTCCTCTATTTCTGTAAAATCTCCCTCACCTAAAATACTAAAAATAAAATCTGAATGTGGGTTCTTTTTTAAAGTTTCTATCGCCTCCTTATTCACACGAGTAGAAAATGTATCTCTTATATTGCCTGTCATTGAGCTTCCCAAGTGAATATTTACACTATATTTAGAAACCAATACATGTAAATTATCTAACGGGGTAATTGTCCCGTTTGTTTCAATATCCACACATAAATCCTTGTTATACTTTTCTCCGTATAACTTTAAAAAATCTAATACTGCCTCTTGCTGTAGTAGGGGCTCTCCTCCTGTTACAACTAGATAATTTGTATTGATATTTTGCAATAACAAAAACACCTTATCAGCTAACACCTCTAGCTCTACTACCTTTTTTCTTGTGTCAAAACTTGGAAGCGTCTTGTCCCATGCATACCTATACAAATCGGCCTTATCCTCAGACAAGTTCGATTTTCCTAGACGTAAAATAACGCAGGGCTTACCTGCGCTCCCTCCGTCTGCCTTTAATGCTGTATACAAGTCGCACACCTCTAGCATTCTTTTTGTCATAGTATTGTAAATTAAGTATTCTTTTTTAATAGAATACCCTGCGACCTAATTTGCATTATACACAAGAATATAAAAAATACAATAGTATTATTTGGAGCTATCAAACCATGTATAATACTTCTGTTGCTCCTTTCCTGTATGTATTACTAGAAGTGGTAGCCCCGCGTTCAAACATTGGATATTCATTAAAATTCTTCCAACTCTCCCGTTGCCATCTTCAAATGGGTGTATATTTTCAAACTCTATATGTGATAATTTAATATCTCTAATTGATTTAATTGTATAAAAACACCAAGCGCTTAACTGGAGCTTAAGTAACTTCTGCGAAATATACATTTTACGACACCCCCCTATCCACATACATCACACTTACGTAATTTTCCTGCAATATCTGGGCGTATCCTTTGCATTAGTATTTTATGAATATGCAAAATAACTGGTCCAGTAATATAGGCTCTATTTTCTTTAGCATATTCCCATGCCTCCTTCGCGTCCTCTAATGCCCGCTTAGAATACTCCCCTTCTATAGCGTTCGACTCACTTAAAAACTCAATTTCCCGTGATGTTATTTTCATACAATTTAATTATAGTGTGTATCCAGTTTTTGTCGCTTTATAGCCATATAGAATGGTAAGCGTTTTGTGGCTGGCATTTCCGTCTGACTTGGCATCTCATTCCTTGTTAACAGGTAGAGAAACGAGCTGACGCTCACAAGGTTTAACGAAAATCATACTAACGTAAATACTCAGTTCTTGATATGAACGCTAGGACAAGTCCTAACCCACACATCCCCAAAATCATTATTGCCGATAATAAATCGGTAGTGACATTCAACGCTACAACTGTTGATAAAACTAGTATCATGTGCCATGCGTTGAAATACGGCATTGATAACTTACTTGGAGTGGTCATTTTTATATGATTATATTATACTACTGGTGCTACTACTTCTATGGTTGCGGTTACTTCTGTATGCCCACTGAACATTCTTTTAGGGGCGGAAATTTCTATCATTTTTTTATCTACTAGTTTAGTAACTAATTCTGAAACTAAATCTCTTGTAACATACTTTATTATATCTTCTTTTGTGACTATTCCTACACTCTTTAAAAAGTCATCTGTTATCGCAACGGATACATTTTCCCTATACAATCTCGTAGACTTATCTCCTGCTCTTTCTGAGCTCCTCTCCACATAGTTAGCAATGTAAGAAAGCGTCATTTTTAAAAACTCTCCTACAGTTTTACTATCCCCTGTTTTTTTATTTGTCAGTTTAATACTTTTACCCTCCTCCCCTAGTGATGATATAATTTCTTCTATTTTTTCGTCCACATCTCCTAACACCATATAGTTGTTTTTTTACTTTATATTTAAGAATGGCACTGAACCGCCTGAAATCATCATAGTTGGTAATATTCCATTCCATTTTTCTATGGATTTAAGGTTTACATATTCGGCTCCTCCATTACTCTGGATAGCTTCCGCTTGAATACGGATAGCTTCGGCCTCCCCTTTTGACTGTGCTATTCTTTGTTCCGCCTCGTATTTTACCTGTTCAAGTTTATTTTTAGAAGCTAAAGCATTTTGTTCTGCCGTAACTTTTGCCTCAATAGCTTCGTTGAACGATGCTGAGAAATCAAAATTCACTATAGAAAATTCGTCAACGATTATAAACTCTTTTGAAAGTCTTGCGGTCAAAGCTAGCGTTATTTCATCTTTCACTGACGGTCTTTTTGTAATCAATTCTTCGGCTGTAAACTTTGCCGTTGCGGACTTAACGGCTTCCTGAATAGCTGGGTCAATAATCCTGCCTTTGTAATCTTCTCCTACCGACTGCCATAAACGAGTTACGGCTTCTGGTTGTAAGTGGTAATTCAACGCCACTTCAGCAGTAATTGTCTGCAAGTCTTTTGAGGCCGCAGTTGCTTGCGCGGTTTCTTTTTGCGTTTTTACATCAAGCGTTTTAACACTTTCAATTAAAGGAATTTTAAAATTCAATCCCTCAACCATGACGCGATTAACTGCCCCTAAACGTAACACTACCCCCCTTTCTCCCGCCCCTATTGTTTCAAAGGAGCCAAATACTACTATTAAGGCAAATAATACTCCTACCCCTTTTGCTACCCATTTAAGGATAACTTTTCTCTGTTCGACGTCTGTCATTTCGTCGAATGTTCTTGTTTCCATGTTGTTTTGTTTATGTAATAAAATTATAATCTTTCTAATTTTGTATACTTATGGATTAAAAATAAGTAACTTATTTTGTTTTTTATACTCCTTCTGTATAGCCTTCATAGCATTTTCTAGTTGATACTCTCGCTCCTCCTCATCAAATAACCCGTCCCCTTTAGTATCAGATTCATATACTACTTCTCCTCCTGATTTTGGCACTCTAACTGTAAAGTGTCCGTGTCTTAATCTTAAATAGGCATAGCACCTTTTTCTGTTGTCCAATACATCATATTGTTCTGGGTGTGCAGGACAAGTCATTACTAATTGAACGTGTATTTTTTTTATCATTTTTTCCAATATGTAGTTATTACTGGCACTGTTATAACTGGGATATCCCCTAATTTTATAGCGTTCTCCATTTCATATTTTATAGCCTCCATACATTCTTCCGCCTTATCTTCTGGGCACTCTACTACCAATTCATCATGTATCGACATTATAATATAAGCCCCAAACTCTGCCATTCGTTTCCATACCTTTATCATCTGTAATTTAATTAGGTCTGCCGCACTTCCTTGAATTGTAGAATTTACTGCCTGTCGCTCGTATGAGTGAACCTCTGGCATATTCTTAGCCTTCTTTGCCATAATATATTCAGGAAATCTTCTCTTGCGCTTGAACAAAGTCCTAATA